TTTTAGTTGCCAATTGTTCTGGTACAAACTATAAGATTAAGACCGAGAAGTCTAAAGTATTGAACGAGGTACCAAAGTGGTATGTAAATGACTTCTCTAATAAGAAGGCATGTAATACGCCTAGATTCGGTAAAGATAAAAACAAAATGTGTATCTTTGGTGTCTCTACGGCTGTGTCACCAGATTTACAATTGGCGATTGAAAAAGGTATGATGGTTGCTAAATCAGAACTTGCCGATAAAGTAAAAGGTGAAATGAATAAATCATCTAAAATATTCATTACAGAACTAGGTAAAAATCATAACAAAACAACTGTGTCAGAAGTTGAATCAACTATTGTTAATTTAATTAAGAACACACCTGTTAGAGGTTATGAGATATTTGCCAAAGATATAACTATGACTAAAAATGGTTATTATAGAGTATGGATTGGTTTAAGATTACCAATGGGTGAGTATAACAAAATGTACAACTTCACAATCGCAGAAGCTGTTGATGCTTACAATGTGAAATCAAAAGCTCAAATTGCGTTTGACGAGTTAGAAAACGAGAGTAAAGAAGATGGAAATAGTAATATACAGTAAAAACAATTGTGTGTTTTGTAATAAGGCGAAGCACTTGGTAAAATCGCTTGGCCTTACTTACGAAGAAAAGAAAATGGAAGAGTTTGATAGTCCACAGGCTATGTTAGAAGACATAGGTAAACAAGTAAGAACTATGCCACAAATTAAAATTGATGGTAAACTTGTTGGTGGTTACAATCAATTAGTAGAATACTTTGCTGATAAAGGTTTAGTAAACTTTAAGGGTGAGATTGTTGACAAAAAATAAAGACTACGAGAACGTAATACCTTTTCCAACAAATAGAATTGTGGAAAAGTCAACTGCTGGTCCAAAGAAAGAAGACCAAAAGTTTTTAGATGAAATGCATAAACAACAGACTAAAGAGTTTGTTGAGTCTAGTGTTGATGATATAAGTTTAAAGTTATTAAAAGATTTTTATAATATGGGTATCAAAACAGATAGAGGTGAATTTACAAAAGACTTGGCTATGTTAGTTGATACAATGAGAGGATTAATATACAGAGACTTTAATATGAAACACCCATCACAAGTTTTATCAGAAAAGATGGTAGAACTAAAAGTTAATAGGGACGGTGGTCAGAGTGCGAGAATACACTATGACATATTCCAAAAAGGTAAAACAAACAAACCTTTAAGTAAAGAGATTAAAGAAGAATTAAAAGATGGTCCAGGTATTTTTGAACCAGATGAGGACCTTTAAAATGAATTCGTTAAGAATCGCCTTCGCAGGTTGTAAAATAGTAAACTTAAACTCAAATATAAAAAGGAGTATATATTATGTTTAAACAATTAACAAGTATGTTTGCTAAAGACGAGCTAGTAAAAGTTAAAACAGTAAAAAGAACTGTTGAGACTAGAGGCAGAAAGTCTTTATCTAAAAAACAAAAACTACTTAACTTACTATCAAAAGGTGGTAATGTTGCTTGGACTACAATTCAATCTAAATTTGAATTAGAGTCACCTAGATCAATGATTGACACGCTAAGAGCGGAAGGTTACATGATCTATGGTAACAGAGTTGGTGGTAAAAAATACTACAGAATGGGTACGCCTACAAGAGCTATCGTTGCTGCTGGTATCAAAGCGTTATACGGAACTCCGTTCAAGTATGACAACCACAAGGTTTCTGTAAAGAAATCAGACTTAATCGCACTTGATGCGTAATTAAATATGGGGCGCTTCGGCGCCCCTTATGCTTATGGATTTTACACACGGTATATCATTATTTTTTATAGGTTGTACAGTAACCGTAATAGGTTTCTTTACAGCTTTTCTAGTTATAAATTATAATAAGAAAAAAGAAGAAGAAAGAATTAGAGAACAAAATAAACCTAAAGTACACCCTTATGGTGACGATACAGTATGAGTAATCATTTAAGAAATATTAGAGCATTATTTGAAAACGCTAAATCATTTGAGGTATCTCGTAAAGTTGATACATATGAATATGAGTCTTTAGAAAAAATGATATTAGAAGATAACATAAGATATAGTGAAGTTATAGAATTATTTACTGATAAAGTTTACAGAGAATGGTTTTATCAAAGAAATTTTAGAGGTAAAGAATTTAATATTACAAGGTATTCAGAAGAGTGATTGATGAAATATTAATAGACTTGGTTAAGAAAGACGTTAAGGGTGATGACGTTGCTATTTTTATGGGTGGTGGCACAGATAGTGCCACACTTTTATTTACTTGTTTAAGACTAGGTAAGAAACCTGTAGGTTATTCTTTTTTCCTAGATGGTAAACCCTCTTACGATTCATTAAAAGCAGAAGAGATATGTAAAACTTTCAACGTACCGTTTGTACCTGTACCTATGTCAACAGAAAATTTGATAGAAGATTTTAAATTACTTGCAGAGAAATATAATTGTAAAAAGAAAACACACTTTGAGTGCACATTTCCTTTTATATATTTGTTTCCAAAAATAAAAGAGAAGTATATTCTTACAGGCGTGGGTGCTGATAGTCATTATGTATTAAGCAAAAAAGGTATGATGCATTTTAAACATACAGTAGAACTAATGAACAAGTTTAGATACAATTACTTTCATAACACACCAAACGCAGGTGCTATGGATCAGTTAAGACAATTTTGTAAAGAATACGATAAAGTATTAAGTGTACCATATTTTGAAAAAGAAGTTTACGATTATTTTTATGATAAGAGTTGGGAAGAAATAAACAAACCTGTACAAAAACATTTGATTAAAAAGTGTTACAAAGAATTTGATAAGATAAAAGTTAAACCACATATCAACTACCAACTGTGTGCAGAGATAGACCATCTGTTTGAAAAGTTAATTGATGTAAAAGAAATAAATTTTAAAAATAGAAAAAGAGTTATGGATATTTGTAGAGATTGGCACGAAAAAACACAAAACAACACAGGAGCAAGGTTACCATTATGATACTAATAGATTTAAACCAAGTTATGATTTCAAACCTTATGGCACAGAGTAGAGGTGATCTTTCTGAACTACCAAGTAAAGATGCAGTCAGACACAGTATCTTAAATACAATAAGAGCATTTAATGTAAAGTTTAGAGAAGAATTTGGTGAAGTAGTATTATGTGCTGACGCAGCTGATCCATGGCGTAGAGATATATTTCCAAACTACAAACACCAGAGACGTAAAGGTAGAGTAGAGAGTAAGATAGATTGGGATGGCTTGTTTAAAATTATGAGTGAGATAAGAGAAGAATTTTCTACTAAACTTCCATACAAACTAATTCATGTAGAGAAGTGTGAGGCAGATGATGTAATTGCTACATTAATTGCTTTAAGACGAGAAGACAAATATTTAATTATATCTGGTGACAAAGATTTTATACAACTACAACACTATGGTGATGTGTACCAATTTAGTCCTTTACTTAAAAGTTTTATAGGTGAAAACCTAGATGCAACTACATTTTTAAGAGAACAAATAATTAAAGGTGATAGGTCAGATGGTGTTCCGAATATATTAAGTGATGATGATATATTTTTAAGGGACGAAAGACAGAAACCTATAAACAAAAAAAGATTAGCAGAGTGGGCTGATACAGACAACATACCTCTTGGTAGTGAAACAAGAAAGTATTTTGAAAGAAATAAGAAATTAATAGATTTATCTATGATACCAAATGATATAAAAACAAGTATTATAAATAAGTATAACAACTGTAAAGATAATGATAGGTCGCTCCTATTACAATACTTTATAGATAATAAACTAAAAGCATTGATTGAAAATATAAATGACTTTTGAAAACATATATATGGAGAAATAAAAAATGGCTGAAAGAAATCCTAATCTCATATCACCAAAAACAATGGAAGCAATGGCTTCTACTTCTGGTGGTAGTAGAGAATTGTATAGTGAAATCTTTACCAAAATCAATAACGCAAAAGATAAACCAAAAAAAATTGAGGTGTTAAGAAAATACAATACACCTAATATGAGAATGGTTTTAAAAGGTGCGTTTGATCCAAAAATAGAATGGGAATTACCTCCTGGAATACCTCCTTACATCGCTAACGAGGCGCCAGCTGGTACAGAACATACTTATTTGGAACTAGAGGCAAAGAGATTATACAACTTTGTCAAAGGTGGTAATAACCAACTAAACAAAATAAGAAAAGAAACTTTGTTTATACAAATGTTAGAAGGTTTACATGCTGATGAGGCAAAAATCTTAATAGACATGAAAAACAAAACACTTAATAAAACCTACAAAGGTTTGACAAGTGAAATGGTAAAAGAAGCATTTGGCTGGAACGCCGACTTTGTAAAACCATAAAAATATACGAATCAAAGGGTGCGACACTTGATGTTCACCCTTTGTTCCCCTCAAAAAACAAGTAAATACTAGCAAAATACCTATTGACAATCACCTCTTTTTCGTGTATATTATAAATATGAAAGAGAGGAATATATAATGAAAAAGTTTGTAATTACAATATTAATAGTAAATGGTTTGATATGGGGTTTGTTATCAAACATACAAGCGAAAGCGAATGATTATGCCACAACAGTTATTGGTCATGTGATACAAAATCACAAAGAGATAGATCATAGTAAATTGTTGGAACAAGAAATGAGTAAAATGGGTCACCAGTTTGCTTTACAGATGGTATCTATTTTACAACAGCACTTACCTTACATTATGGACGGAGTAATGACAGAGTTAAAACTTGAGCTAGATAAAACGCACAAGTGTTTACTGTTAAAAGATACAAAGATAGGGGATAAAGACTGTGGGAATAACAACAACTAAAAAATCTAACGTTAAAAAAATACTTAAACGAGACCTTGTGAGTAATCGTAAATATAAAACTACGTTTAAAGACATAAACAAGTATTTTAAAATCATTAACAAAGCTGTATTTAAAAATGTATTACAACCTTTTAATGATATACAGATTAAAAAGATTTACAAAGACGAGACGAAGAAGTCTTGCTACGGTCAAGTAGTCGTGTGGGAATGGAAAAGAAAAGGCACTCAACAATTTCATTTAGAGATGCTACCATACTACAGAAATAAAAAAGATTTTGTGGACACACTAGGACACGAAATGGTACACCTATATCAAATGGCCAATGTGGGTGATACTGGTAATCATAACAAACTATTTTATAGTTTTAGGCCAAAATTAAATGCAATAGGTTTAGACCTATAAGAAAGGTATATTATGAGTGGTGTGAGAAGTGGGAAAGAGCTTGACCCGTATTTACGAGCTAGAATAGGCGAGGCGAGAATACAATTAGAAAATCTAATTAAACCAAGTGTTCGCAGTGGTACTGGTAGAACTTACTACCTAGGTAACTTTAGAAAAGATGTACTAGACAACTTCACAGAAAAACAAGCAAATAAAATATTCGCAGCTATGGAAAAAACACATAAGCATTTACATTTATTTCAAAAGAAAGTGCCAAGTTTTAAAGATGCTGATGGCGTAGAGTGGTCAGGATACGAATATATTGCGGTAAAAAAATAATGATAAAAGCCAGAATACTAATGTTGGTTATTATTATGCTATTTTGTGGAGCAACATGGTCTCACTATGTATCATTGGCAGAAGATAACTTACCAAAAAGACCTGACTTTGAACACACAAATAATAAAACATTTTTAACAAATGTAAAACAATGTGTTGACTATGTTTATTTTTATAATCAAGTTGAAGAAGTAAACCTAGAACTATTGTTAGCACAAGCAGCATTAGAATCTGGTTGGGGTAATAGTAGATTTGCCAGAGAGGGTAATAATCTTTTTGGTATTAGAACTTATAACTTAAAAGAACCCCATATGTTGCCATCAAATAATCCAAAGAAGTGGGGTGTAAAAGTTTATATGCACGAGTGTGATAGTGTATTGAACTATATAAACTTACTAAATAATGGTAGTGCTTTTAAAAAGTATAGAGAGTTGAGAGAACAAGGTATTACAGATCCTTACTTACTTGTAGAGACACTTGACGCATACGCAGCGGACAAAGACTACTTCTCAAAAGTCAAAAGTATATTAAGCAAAATTAGAAAAGATTATCAATAATATGTTTTTAACATTATTAACATTTCTATCGGCTATCTCTATCTCTGTTATAGCGGCTGGGTATTCAATCGTAGGACTAGCGACATTGTTTGCTGGTGCTGTTGTCCCTATCATCGCCATGGGATCAGCATTAGAAGTTGGTAAATTGGTTGCTGCGAGTTGGTTATATCACAATTGGGATAGTGATGTACCACGCTTACTTAAAGGTTATTTATTTGGCGCAATCATAGTATTAATATTCATAACATCATTAGGTATCTTTGGTTTCTTATCAAAGGCACACCTAGATCAAGTCAAACCTACATCAGGTAATAATATAAAAATAGAATTGTTAGATAAGCAAATTAATCAACAAAATTTAATTATAGAACGAGCAGAAAAACAAATAAGTTTATTAGACAAAGCCTTAGAGGTTTACATTGATAAGGAATATGTGACTAGAGGTTTAAAAGAACGAAAGAAACAAGAAGAAGAAAGAAACACATTAAATACAGCAATCAATGAGGCGAGTGATAAGATTGCTGAATTAACAAATCAAAAGGCATCTCTATCACTAGAACAAGATAAAATAGAAGCAGAAGTAGGACCAATCAAATATGTGGCAGAGTTAATCTATGGTGAACAAGCACAAGACAACTTTGACAAGGCAGTAAGGTTTGTAATATTGATACTCATATTTGTATTTGACCCTCTCGCTGTACTTCTATTGATCGCTGCCAACATATCATTGAGACAGTGGCGTAAGAAAAGAAATCTAATTAAGAGTGAAGAAAAATTTAATTTAGAAGAACGATTAGAGAGAGAACGTAAGAAGGCAAAAAGATTTAAAGATAAGAACAGAGACTACAAAAAAATGGTGACTAAAATAGGTGACTTTAAAGATATGTCACCAGATGAAATAAAAGTGAAATTAGATCAGATTTATGACTGGAATGAAAAAGGTTAATATAGGCAATTAGAGGGTTGACAACCACCTAATTTTCTGATATATTAGAGACTATGAATATATTTTATTTAGATAAAGACCCTATCAAAGCGGCAGAATACTCTTGCGACAAGCATGTCGTAAAGATGATTTTAGAATCAGCACAGATGTTATGTACGGCACATAGAGTACAAGACGGCCAAATGGTTATTGGTAAATCTGCGACTGGTAGAAAAAGAACTACATACAAACACCCTAACTCAAATTTAGATGCTGTGTTATATGGCGCTGGTTGGTTGAAACACCCTAGTTGTATTTGGGTTATGGATAGTGCATATAACTATATGTGGTTATACAAACATATGATGGCTCTTGGTGATGAGTACACAAAAAGATATGGTAAAAAACATCTAACTATTACAAAGTTAGAAGACGTATTGAAACACCCACCAAAGAACGCTAAACTAAACGTAAAAGGTTATGACGCTACACCTGCGATGCCTGATGAGTGTAAGATACCTGGTGACGTTGTTGGTAGTTATCGTAAGTATTATGTAATGAAGAAACAAAGATTTGCGACATGGAAGTCGCCATCGGTTGTACCTCAATGGTGGAAAGAAGCTTTACAAAATGGACTATGAAGAAGTTGAAAAGTTGTCTTTAGAAGAATCTAAAAGACAAACAAAAGAACGTAAAGAAAGTGGACTAAATATGATACGACCATTTACCTTTGATGAAAAGAAAATGTTATGGGATGGTTTAAGAGAAGATAATAAAACCACACATGAACTTTTAATGGAAGGTTTTAACGAAGAACAAACATTAAGAAGAATAGAGGAAAGAGAAGATGATTAAAGATGCATTAATAAAAAAACTAGAAGGTGATGTTGCTGTAGCAGAAACTGATTTAAGAACTTTTTTAGCAGACCCTAAAGGTGTTGCTGAACATATTGACTTTGTAGATACAGCAGAAAAGAAAACTGCTAAATTAGCAGAGGCAAAAGATAAGTTAGAAGCTATTAAAAATTTATAATGAAAAATATTATAGACCCAAAAAATCCACATACTGTAGGAAAGAGTGCATGGAACTTAGGTAATCATATTTTGATTGCGTGTTTTATTATGGCACTTGTATTTGTGGTTTATAATTCATACTAATGCCTATATACACATTTTACAATAAGAAGACCAAAAAGCAATTTGATGATATGATGACAATTGCTGAAATGGAAAAGTATCTACAAAAGAATAAACACATATCACAGGTACTTACAGGACTAAATATTGTAGCGAGTGTTGGAAATCGTGCTATGAAGACAGATAGTGGTTTTAAAGATGTATTATCTAAAATAGGTGAGGCGCACCCACAGAGTGCTCTTGCTAGACAAACCACAAAGAGGTCTATAAAACAAATTAAGACGGAACAAGCAATCGCTAAAAACAAAAGAAGAATAAAGGGATTAAAAT